CTTTTTGTAACATCTGAACTATTATATAATTTTTTAAAATTGTCCCCTCCTTTATCTAAAGCATTTGATGTTGATCCCATCATACACTTACCGATAATTCTAGATCCTAATCTTAATGTTGTTTTAGTAACCCTCCAATTGTTGAGGATATTATTTGGTCTTTCCCATTTACCACTTTCATCGTGGACAAGTAATTTAAGTTTTTCTCCGTCATAAGCATTGTCTCCTGTGTTTTTCCAATCGATGGTTGTGTCCAAGCCAGCAAGTATTTCTTTGGCTTCGTTGTTATCAAGTTTTCTTCTTGTAAATTTAGATGCGGGTACACGATAGGCAAGTTCGGTTTTTGGCCTGTCCATACCGTCTTGTATTGGTTTAAAGAAAAATGGGTAGTTGACACTGATGGGTACAACTTTGTCGGTAAACATTTTTTTTGCGTCAGAACCAGATTTGGATAATATACCGAATCTTGAGTCACTTGATATGGTAGCCATATTAACTGTTTCTCCTGATGCCATAAATGAGAACCCGCTACGTCTGTTTTTAAGGTAAGACATACCGTAGCACCTTCTATCTGCTTTGCAAGCTTCCCAGAATATATAGAATAGTCTGTTTGACTCCCTAAAATCTGGTTGCCCAACATCAATCTTGGACCACTGCAAGTACATAAAGTGAGTACCAGTAATGTAAGTATCCACACCCTTATTATTGAACCAGTGACCGTGTTCTCTTTTATTGAAATTTTCATCTATATATTTCCCCCAAGTTTTTTTAAATCCCTCAGGATATTCTCTCCAATCAAAAATACTTTTAATACCTTTTAATTGTTTAGGATATTCTTCAGGTGTCCATTTATCTGTAGCTTTGCTAAGTTTACCAGGTGACTTGGGTAATGCTATTTTAAGATTTTGTATCTTATATACTTCACCTATTTGTCCTGTTTTACTTATAACAACTACATCGTGTTCTTTATTATAACCGTATTCCCATTTTTTGCCTTTATTTAATCTAGATAAAGTAGTGCGCTTTATGGGTTCTATAATTTCGTATAAAGTTTGTTTATACATTACTTAGATCTTTTTTCAGCAAAACCTCCAAACGAAGTTGTTTCAACTTCTTTTTTAGGCTTATTATCTAATATTCTTTCTTCTTCCTCAATGCGGTTAAGTATTTCGAAAGCATCAAAAATTGCAAGCTTTTTAGTAGCTGCAGCATTTTTTAATCTATCAGCGGATATATCATCATCTGAATCAACAATATCTTCTTTAGCTACTTTAATAAGTTCCTCAACTGCTCTGTGCCCAGCCTGGATTATACTCTTCTTCGTTTCCTTGATGTTCATATTTGATTGTAATTGAATTGACGGGTACTCGGTATAACCTCTGCCCTTCTATTATAAATTCATATTCTGAATTCGGCCTAAACCCTATCAATTGCTCTTTTTCAAATTCACCATTCGAGTATTTTACAATACCAACTAATGGCCTTTCATCATTTACAGAAAACATTCTTGTTTCTTTTATAGGCATAACAAATACAAAGCCGTCTAAAGCTTTCCATTCGTTATTTCTTTTATAAGCATACACTTGATCTGGTTGAACTAAATATACATTTTCACTTAAATAGTTTTTACTATCTTTCTCTTTACCTCTAACATCTCTAAATCTTCTAAACACATTGTGATGTACAATAACATCGTCGCCTTCTTTTAATTCCTTATATACTGTTACTAGTGGTAAACTTAATACAGTTCCTATTCTATTCACGTATTCGTGATTTTGTAATTCTGTATTTAATAATAGTTCTTGTCCTTCTACTTCTTTTTTTCCAGTTGACCTACTGCCCTTTGGTTCAACTAGGTAATTGAATACACTGTGCATTTACCATGAAAGATCATATTCCACGGATATAGACATGTTTTTGTTAAAATCTTTCCAGGGCATTAACATATCTTTTTTTGTAATGTAGATAGAGTACTTTTCTTCTTCCTCTACAATATGGGCTATAGTATGACCGCCATACACTTCCTGTCCAACAGCATAGTGCATAGCGTCATTCTTATAGTCTTTTCCAACACTGATTTTTCTAATTACTTGCTGGGACATCTTGTTCACTAATTTCCCCCGTAGTTAAATCAATATTTACTGGCCCGTGCTCTTTTTCTAAGTCGGCTTGCAGTTTTTGTAATTCACCAACTACTCCTTGTAATTGAGATATCAATCCAGCTTTATGCCCTTCAATACCACCAATCTGCATTTGTATTTGGTTTTGTTTATTTACTGTTTCTTGCAATGATTTTAATTGCTCTTCAGAAATTGACTTTACTTCTTTGTGATCTACGTCTACTGTTTTTAATTTACTCATAATGATTTAATTTAATTGTTTGGTTTTTGTTTATATGGAAATGCTTTATTTAACATTTCTTTTCTATTTGCGCATCCGCAATCGCCAGGTAGTTTATCTACTAGCTTCTTTATTCCGGTTGCTTTGGTTATTTTTTCTATGGTGTCTCCTAATCCTTTTGATTTCATTTAACAATTCCACTTTCTAAGCGCTAATGCTTTTCTTGTTGGTTCTCCATTTGGCTTTTTCATAGGCCCAGGCATCCCGCTCATTCTTGCACAAAAAGATTTACGTCTTTTAGCATCTTTACTTCCTTTCTTTAATTTAGAAGGTTTAGTTGTTACTGCTGTTTGTAGTTTAGATCCAGGGTTTTCTTTTTTATAAGAATCAACACCTTTTTGATTTAAACCACCATCAGGGTTTTTTCCTTCTTTACGTTCCCAAGCCGCTGACTTTTTAAGAGGGCTTGCGTATCTCTCAGTCGTCATTAAAGCTGGAGAACAAGGTTTCATTTTAAATGCCATTATTTAAAGTAGTTTTTCTTCATTGGTGATTTTGTTTTGAAAAAGTTATTAGCTGTTTTCGTTGGACCGGAAGGATTTGAGTTTTCTGCTGCTGCTTTTGCCTCTGCTGCTGCTTTTGCTGCTGCTGCTTTAATTCTATCAGCTTTTATTTGTGCTTCATTTCTTTTATCTTGCTCACCACCTATACTAGTATTCATTTCGCCCCGAGTAAAGTCTCTGTCCGCGCTTTTGAATGTTCCGGTTTTACCTAGAGGATCTGAACTCATTTCAACTTGTCTAGTTCGAGCTGTCATGTTTTTATTAAAAGCATCTAACTCGTTAGTATTTTCAGTTTGTTTAGCGGTTAACCTATCAAATTTTCTACCAGAAGTAATTCCAGCGTCGGATAATTTTTTTAATTTTCTATTTGTAGCGTCTAGTTTGTTTTGAGATTGACGAACATCTTTACCGGATTTTTTAATACTTCTGCTTTGCTGCCTAACCCTCCAAGGTGACATAGCGTCATTAGTATCTCTTGTTTGTAAAGGTATTGAATCAACTTCATCCTTACCTTCAATTGGATCAGAGCCTGGAATTTCATCACTACCTGAAGTGCCAAAATTAACATCTTTTTTAGCTCTAACTGAATAGTCTTCAAAAGACTCACCTTCTTCTCTGTATCCTAAAGTAAGAGCGTCATCATATGCTTGCCTTAATGATTTTTTAGGTTTACCTGGTGTACTAACAGTACCCGGTGTATCTTCCCCTAAAGTAATAACATTAGTGTTTACTTGCTTTATTGGTGACTCAGTTTTTTTTTTCATTGAGTAACCTCTTAGCTTACTTGGCGATGGAATGTCTCTAGTTTGATTATTCCCATGCACACCAGCTGGGCCTACATTTAATAAAGGTTCTTTTACACCTTTCTTTTGATTAAATAAACCAGATTCCACTCTTGCGGTAATTGGTATGTTCTTTTTTCCTTTTGTTCCCATTATAGTTAGTTATTTTTGTTGTCAGTTAAATCAGCCGCTTTAGGTTCTGGTTTTAAATTTTTAAAAGCTTTGCCAACTTCAGCACCTGCATCAACAAACTTTTTACCAGTAACAGCTGCTCCTGCTACTAAAGTTTCATTTATTTTGAAAGGTGATGATTTTGATTTTTGTGTTATTGGATTCATTTTAGTAGGACTAGCTAAATCGCCACCGTATCCATCTTGAAAATAAGCTTCTCCGCCATAAAAGTTTTTCTTTTTGCCAGGTGATGAAAGTCTTTCTTGAAAAGATGCTTTAGCTTGCTTCAAAGAAACTTCTTCTCCTCCGACACCTTGTCTTGGTCCTGGATCAGATTTTTCTTGAAAACCACTCGCGTTTTGTTTAGACTCTATTTTATTAAGCCTACTTGCTTGTCCTCTATATGTAATTGCCATAATTATGATTGTTTATATGCTTCGTCCTCCCATTCAAAATCAGGATGCCCCTCATTCATTTCAGACCGCTTGTATACTTTCATAGGAGATTTAGTGTCTCTTTTCCAAGTTACAGAATCTTCTGTGTATTGTAATCTACCGGTAGCTAGTTGATCTAAATGAACTTTTTCGTGAGCAACAGCTTTTTCTATCTTTTTATCAGATAATTTTGAACTAACAAAAATAGTTCCATCTCTATTAGCTTCAGCTTCAACCCCTTCTTCCAAATCATCTTTTAAAATGACAGGAGTACCAAACTGGGATGTTTTTTCATGTATCCCAAATACTTCTGAATGAGGTTTTAACTTAAATGCCATTATCCTTTATAACCAGATTTATTAGCAGCTTGTGCATTTTCAGCATAATGCTTTCTTGCAGATGCGCTTAATTTTTGATTTGATGCTTCTTTAATGTCATAAGACATTCCTTTATTTTTCTTAGCTGGTGACTTAGCTGCAATTGCATCTACAATTTGCTTTGGTAAATTTTTCTTTTGCTTAGCTGTTTGCTTAGCAGGTGATTCGTAATCTCTTTTTGATTTGCTTTCGTCACCTTTTTTACCGCCATACATTTTTGCAGGTGATTCGTAATCTAATTTACTTTTAGATTCATCTCCTTTTTTACCGCCATACATTTTTGCAGGTGACACAGCTCCACCTTTTCTTGCTCCAATTTTGTTTGGACCAATTCCTTTAAATCCTGAATATCCCATTTTTAATATTTATTAGTTATCTATTTTTATCTTTTATCATATCGTCAATAGCTTTATTATAAACCTTGTCCGTGTATGTTTTGTTTTTATAAAATTTACTTCTTGAAGATGTTGGTAAATCTTCTTCTGCTAATAGTATTCTATATATTCTATTAATTAAATTTTTACATTTAAAAGATGTTGTATATACAGTAAACTTTTTTGTTGTTCTGTTTCTTTGACTCCATACATCGATCCAACCTCCAGTTCTTAATCTTTCCCATCTAGCTTTATCCCAAGAGTATGTGTACACACCTTCAATAAAATCATTACGTGTAAA